ATATGATTCACTCAATTTGGGGTAGGAAATTCCTTGCGAACTAACGCGATTTTCAAAATCACTAAGAAGAAAGTGCCAGTCACTATGCAAGTAAATTTCTCTTTGATAATTATGCAATTTGTCTCTCATGACTTGGTTTATATCTTTGGTATAGTCCACCCATGAAAGACCGGACTGCAAAACATTCAAATCTAATGGACACATCACTCTTTTCAAGATTGGATGATATACAAATCTCCTTTTAAGGAATGTTATATCTTCTATTCTATCAAAGGGTTCTGTTATTACACCTTTATGTGAAGTGGTTAAATCCATACCCAGGTCTTGATAAAACTCTCTCATTGTTAAAGCATTGTGTGAATGTAAAATATCTTTATTTTTAATAGCATTTACGCTATCATCACCATAAAGATAATCTACAACACTATTAGAAAAATCAAAAATAGTAGGTGGTTTTTTAAATTGGATAACCCAATTTCTGTAAAACCACATTGCGGTATAAAAACGATGTACAAAACTATTTAAAATTGCTGTTAAAAAAGATCCAGATGCCATAGAGTGCGTTGTTAAAATTAAATCATCTTGAATATTGACTATTGATCTAAAAGTTGATTCAATAAGAATATTTCCGATTAATTTTGACTCTTCAGGCATAAAGGATATGAGAAGCTCTTGCACCTCTCTCTGCACCTGTGGCGACATTTTCCCGTCCCACTTTTTAACATCTCCGGCGAAAACTCCGTGGCTCGATACCAAACTTTGATACATTGCATCCCAATCTTTGAAAGGGTTACAACCTATCATTATTTGATTTGTTTCACGATTAGCAACTATATGTTCAACCATTTTACCAAAATATTTTTTAGTAAGAACTTGATTAAATATAGTACCAACCCTAAAACTACGAGGCTCACCGAGTTTTTCGCTTCCGCGAAGCTCATCCTTAAGAGTTTCAACCCACACTAATTTTTCCCAATCTACTAAACCTTGATTTAAATCATTTTCAAATTTTTCAAGATCTATAGAGAAGGTATCTGTAAACTTTCCGTTCACAAAATCAATGTAGTCTGACTTATCTTTAGAACAACCATAACCGTTACTGGAATCTTTGTTTAATCCTGCTAATAATTCGCTACCTTTCACTATTGAAAATTCATCCAAAGAAGCAAAAGGTTTCAAAATATCGGCGCAGACTTTTCTTGCATAATCCATTTCTGCTAGAGAAACAGCATTACACTCGATAAAAGATTTCTTGGCTACGTCTTTCACGGTACAGCGACCAGAATGTTGTAAGTTCGCAGGGGATCTTGATAAAGGATAAATTCCAAACAAGGGGGATGGACCAAAATTTGTTTTGGTCGGGACACTACTATTCAAAGGAGAGTTTAGTTTAATAAACGACCCTTCAACTAGTTTGTCGCTCACTGTATAAGGAAGCGAATTGAGAGTTTCATCCAAATGATATTGAATGACACTCTTAATCTCGCTACTCCATAACCGTGCACATCCTGTTGAAATTTTTTCCTGTCCGGCGATATGCATTCCTTGAATGAATCCATACTCATCAACTACAGCACTTCCACATAAACCATTTCCTCTTTCAGTATACAAAATTCTACTGTCTTCGGGAATAGTAATTGGAATTTGAGTCTTTCTGTTCAGACCCTTCACTGTAGTATAATAAGTAATAGATCCCTTATAGGGAATACAAATCTTACCGTAATCAAGAACTTTTTCATCACCCACCCAAAACTTCACCAACCCTTTTTCGCTTTTGAAATGACTCTTAAGCGATTTAAAAGGGGTTGGAAATGATTCAGGTAAGGACAAAATGCAAATGTCTTCCTCGTTGTTTCGATAAACGACGACAGCTTTTTCTAAGTCCACTTGCACATTCTTCTTATCACCTTTTGCGTAAAGTTTGACATAAAC